TGCCACGTTCGACATAATACCTTGCGCCATAGCGCCCTGAACGGGCTCTGTCATCTCTTCGGCAGCCAAGCCGCCAATACCTTGGTCAACTGCGCCCATCATAATAGCGGGCTGAGTCAGTGCCAAAACTGACTCTGGTGTTTGAGCCGCGTCTTCCTCACCTACCACACTGGCAAGTTCTTCATAACGAGCGGAAATAGGCGCATCGTCACCGCGGATAGAATTGATTACGGTCTCGTAGTCTTCTGCTTGATCCAGATCACCAATGGATTGAGACGCTTCATTAAGAAGACCCTCAAGCACCTGCGGGTCCATAGCTTGTCCACCTTCCATAGGAGGTTGAGCCGGAGGCATGGCGGGTGGCGGGGGCATCATTGAACCAACGCCCTGTGCCATAGCTGGGTCCCCACCCATTGCCATAGGTTTAACTTCGGAATAAGTTTCATTAGGGCGCATCATGGTAGCCTCTGGCCCCGCCATATTACCAGAGGGTGCAAAGGGTGGACTAGCCATCAACGCAAGAAGCTCCCGTAATGTAATACCCATGCGGTCAGCTTCTGCTTGTAAACTACCTTGCCGTTGACCGGGCATCATTTGAATTTGCTGCCGCCTCAACTCTTCAGGAGTCATGTTCATAGATCGCGCTTCTGCTAAGAACTCAGGATCTCTCATCATTTGAGAATATTCTCGCGGATCAAGACCAAACTCTCTTGAAGTCTCTAAAGCTAACGCTCTGTCCATTATAGGATCTCTTGGAAATCCCTCATTATAATTTACAGATCCACCCTCCTGATACTTCTTGGCAGCAACAGGGTCCATCTTCATCTGCACTTGTTCAGGTAGCCGTGAAAAGCCCTTGTACTCGTTAGGCACGGCTTGACCACCATTGGCAAACATCTGTCTGGCTAATACGCTTCTGTTCATTAGAATAACCCCGCTGTCTTAGCGCCTGCTGCCGCTGATAATCCTGCAATACCCAGACCCAGATAAGTCTGAGCCGGTGATACGTTAGGTGCAGTAGCCGAAGTAATACTTTGCTGCGTAGTCGGTGCACCCTTATAAATATCTGACAAGAAGCCATACCGCTGATAGGGCTCATATAACTGTGCCAAATCACTCTGCCGCTGTGCTTCAAGCTCTGCTTGCTGCTGACCTTGTTGCTGCTTGCCAAGATTAAACTGTGTCTCAATGTCCTGTAAAGCAGACTGCTGAGACTGTTGACCTAACGCCGCCTGACGAAGACCCATTTGTCCCAACGCCTCTGCTTGTGCCTGCTGCGCTTGTTGAGCCTGTAAAAAGTTTTGTGCTTGAGCTTGTGCCAAGGCTGCCGCACGATTCCGGCCTATCTCCGCTTGTTGAATCGCGGCCCGTGATCCGCCGAACGCGCCCTGTCCTACTGCGCCAAGACCAGCTTGGGCAGCTTGAACATCGAAAGATCTGTCAATTTCCGCCTGAACAGCCGCCTGATACGGGTTCATAAATTGAGTTATGCCTGACGGATCTAACGTGGTCTGTGCTTCACCCAACGCGGTTCCCGCATCGGTAAGATATTGTTGATATCCACCTATACCGCCAGTAGCGGGAGCAGCCGCCGTTAGCGCATCCGTCTGAAGGCCAGACATCCCTGCAATTTGTTGAATAGGCACGGTAATCGGTTGATCAGCCAGCTTTTTAGCAGACTCAAGAAGCCCAATTTTATAGGCTTCAATTTCCGGGGCTTCACGTACAATGGAGGTTTCTACTGCCATTATGCCATCGCCTTCCCTTTGGCCTCAAGGCCGCGCATCATCTGATACATGTTCTTTATACCTTGATCGTTGTTTCCGTTACCCAAACCCTTGACCGCGTCTGTTGTCATCACAAACTCACCGGGCATTAACATAGCTCTGACGCTGTCTTTGCCGGGAGTGCCTTCGTTTGGCATGATGCCCCCTACACGACGAGGGAAGATTTCACCGCCGTCCGCTGCAAAAGTTGTTGGAACAGCGTATTGACCTTGAGAAAACAGAGGTGTGCCACCCGCTACGCCGTACTTAGCTTCGTTTGCCTTATATAATTCGTAACCTGTAGGACCAAGCTGCGCCATCAACTCTTCGTCACTTGGGCCTTCATCGGGGGCGTCGAACATGCCGCCAGCATAAGCCGCGGTGCCAGCTAGTGCCGTTGCGGGCCCGTATGTGCGGATTATGCCGGGGGTTAGTTCAGCGGTTGCGGATTTAATCGCGGCATCGCCGGTTAAAGGTACTCCGGCCTGCTTTGCAGCGGCCATTTTTTCTCCAGCTAATTTATAAATATCATTGTCAGCAGGAGTTCCCCCTGTCAAGAAGTCCATCCCCTTCTGGCCGTAGTCCATAGCGGTTTCGCCAGCGCTTTGTAACTGTTCCAAAATTGTAGGAGGCGGTGTAGGTGGTAAAGCATCAGCGGCTCCAAGGAACATTTGATCTGGTCCCGCAGTAACAGGTGGTGCAGAAAGATTTACACCACCTGTTTGATTAAGAAGCGCTGCCGGATCTGTTTTAGTAAGATTATTAAGTTGTATCATCTTTTCAGTTGAAGAAAGACTAGGGTTGTTAGCGATAGCTTCATAAGCTGCCTTATTAGGACCCGCAAAAGGCTTGTAATTTGGATCTAAGGCAGGAGCGGACGCGGCCCTATCCACGCCTCCCGTTAAAGCTTTGTATATATTTTCGTCCCTTACAAAATCGTCAGATCCCGGTGGAATCGTTTGAAGAGTTGTTCCGGCATCAGTCGCGGTGGTGCCCGCACCCTGTGCGTACTGTCCTTGAAAGTCTGTCGCCTTATCCGCCACACTCTGCGGGGTGACGCCCTCTTGAACACTAGCCAAAGTCTCAGAAGCCGGAGTAACCAAAGCTTGGTCAGCCAAAACTTTTTCATAACCCGCTTGACCAAACTGACCGGAGGCAAGCTGCTGACCGGCTGTACGCAGGTTAGACAACTTAGCGGCGTCCTGAATACCAGCCATAGCGCCTTTTCCAAAACTTCCACCAGTGTTAGCGGCTTTTAATCCGCCACCTATAGCCGCAGTTGCGCCGCCGATAGCGCCACCAATCAAGGCAGACTGGAAGGCGTCCTTCATACTGCCACCTTGCAACAACGTGCCAATACCTGATCCAAGAGCGCCAGAGTAAATAGCGCCAAGGCCGGGAAACATAGCGTTCAAAGCAAAAGGTATAATTACAGGAGCAGCCTTTTTTAAAACTTTTGTAATACCCTTGAAAGCCTTGCTTACACCTTTAGCTACCTTAGATACGGCTTTTTTAGCGCCCTTAAATAGTTTTTTCAAAAAGAACTCAGGCATACCTGTTTCAGGATTAAGCGAGTTAGCGCCCGAACCAACTACATAACGCTCTGGGTCCTCAACGCCAAGCTCACGCAAGTGACTAAATATAGAGTCGCGCAGCTTTGGATTGTCGTCGATCAGGGCTTTCGGGACAATAAGCTCGCCTGTCTCAACGTGAGCCACGGTGTCATCACCGTACCTACCGTATGATGCCATGCGGTGAGCAATAGGTTCAAACGTAGCAATACCCGCAGAACCAAACTCTTCAGCCGCCTCTTCACGCTCCAGAGCCTCAATCTCGTGGTCTTCCATGTAAAAATCGGCGATACCGCCAGATGGAAACTCAAGGACTTTTTCTGCTGCTTGTGCCATTTTTATTATCCCATCTTATAAATCTTTTGCAGTCTAACCTTTTTTCAGACTTACGTCTACACTAGGAAACAGATACCGTAACGGTGCCCACGGCACTCGTTGCTGACAGGCTTCCACTAAACACTTCTGTTTTACCAACTACTTTTAAAAAGCCACCATCTGCAATGTAAATGTCACCCTGTTGAAGCAAGTTGTTGTTCCCATCCGTGGGCACTTCTTGAAAGTTTAATTGCGGGTTTTGTGCCTGCCTTAAAAATATCTCTAACGCTCTAACTAAATCTGTTAAATACTGAGCATCTACCTGTTGAGGCGGGGTGGGTAGCCTTGGAAAAGGCGTTACGTTTGTAGCCATTATCGCCGCCCATCCTGCCTAATATTTACACGAGGACTACCAAGACGCCAACGAACACCTAAAGCAGAACAATCTACCTTTAAAGAAAAGGCCCTGCCTCGCAGTCTAACGTCCGCTTTTTGGGTGAATTGTTCAAAAGGAACGGTAGTGGAGGTGGCACTACGATCTATCTTAGCCAACTCTGATTGAAGGTAATTACCCCCCGGAAAATTATTAGATTGTAAGGTTACATTCACGGTTGGGTCTGCGTTTGTAGAGCCGTTAAAAGTAAAATCGGGTATAATCCTACTAATAAAAGTAAATTGATCCCCGTCTCCCATATCAATCGGGCTGGACTCTATTGTAGAGGTCATAATAGATCCGTCGTCCGTGTACCCCGACTCATGGTTGTACAAATAATTGCCTTCTGAACCTATGGGAAAAGTGCGGATTCCTCTATCTAAAAAAGCTGACCGCCCTAAGTTTCCATAATACCACGTGTTTTCTGCATAATTAAAAATAACGTAACGGTCGTTCTCGCCTGTACCACCGTTGCCAAGTGAATTTGTTTCGGAACAATAGAACCAGATTACTTCACTAAATTCAGAAATTACAGCAGCGTAAACTTTATCTGCTTGGTCATAATCGAAATCAAAGAACACACGCTCTTTTACTGTGCAAGGCATCTGTTGAGTTTTACCGTCGTATAGGTAGAAGTTCTGCCTACCCATCCAGAATACGGCATCTTCTATTGCGATAGCCGCATTAGGACCCATAATGGTGGTATTAGAAGCTAGAGGCTGAATACCAAACGTAAAAGGTGATCCAATAAATTGCATAGAATGCACAGAGCTATCTGTGAAGATTACAATCTCACGTTTAGTTTCAATGGCTTTTACAAACTCAGAACCAGAGCCTATACGCAAGTCCCCTGCTGTATTAGTCGCTTTAGGGTTCCAATCAGTTAAAGACTCTTGATCAGAAAACCGTATGAGCAAAGGATCTTGTGTTGTGCCTCCTACTGGGTTTGTGCCAAACGCAATTACATGACGATCAACATCTGAAACCATAATTTGTTTTGCAATAACAGGTGTTTCATCCGCACCTGACACGGTGCCTATTTCTACCGCACGAGCAGTGACTCCATCACTTTTGTCCCAATAAAATATTGAGCCATCCCTAGCATTGATTAACAAGTCCTCGCCAAAGTTATCTTGGCTCCAGACTCTAAGAGATGTTGTAACACTAATTGCGGCTCCAGAGCCCCATGTACCTCTGCCCCAAGTTCCTGCACCCCAACCGTTGCCACCGACACCCGTATTAAGGCCAGCATTAATCTGATACGCCCCATCAACCCCTGCGCCACCATTACCACTATCACTGGCATTTGCTGTTACGGTTGCACCGGTAGTATCTTTAGCTACAAAAGTATAACTATTAAGGTTAGGGACAGAGGCTATTTCATACTCTTGGTTTAAGACTGCCGCTGTTATAAGACCACCTAAAGATACCGCGCCAGATAAAGTAACAAAATCCCCCTGCACCGCGCCATGACTAGAGTCTGTCGCAGTAATTACAGAAGAACCATCGGTCGCAGCAAACGTAATGCCGTTAGTGGTAGTAGCTCTTATGGGAGTAATATCATTAAACGCTTGGCCTTGCTCAATATAGTATTTAGACTCTGTACCAACCCCAAGAAAATCAGAGCCATCAAGAGCTACCCAGTTAAACAAACCTCTGGCCGTACCTATATAAGTATTTTGTGAATACTTTTCCCAACCGCCAATAACTTCAGGGTAGCCAAGACGAAAACGCACCTTATCACAATCAACCCAACCGCCTTCGTTTGAGTACGATGTTACGTCACGGTTGATTCCGGGTTTGAACTGTAACTTGGTTAAAGGCACAAAGTTCCCCTTTAAATCTCATCAGGCCAGTCGTTAATCTTAGCAATGGTTTTTATTGTACCGTCTGAGTTCATTTCATTTTCAAACAAAGCCATAAACGCCGCCAAATCAGATGCACCATTCAAAGCTGTCTCTATCTCTGCACATTTAGTACGGACTGCATCCCTGTATGTAGTGACTGAACTTGGGATAGCTGTAGACTTTTCAGCGTTGCGAGTAACATACCAGTCATGCACTGAAAGTTTATCGGCTGCTGTTCGTTTTGTTTGTGCTACCCAAACAGACTTGAGGCCAAGTGTAACAAGTTGATTGCCAGTGATAGGGTCATTGATAGCCTTACCATCTGCATCCACTTCGTTAACATCCGTCAGGCTTTTAGGTATAAGTGTGCCATCTGTCTGACGACCCCAATAAAACCTGTTGTCAAAAAAAGCTTCACTTGCCGGGGGGTTTTCCCAAGTAATACCAATAGCAGACTTCTCGCTATCACTGTAGCGCATCCAGACTTTTGGATACTGCGTACCATCTGTACCAGTAAACTCTCGTCCTTCTTTCAGGGTTGCCCCATTATATTTCCACGGCATTTTACATTCTCCTAAAAGGCATTAGCAAATTTAAATGGGCTATGAGCAAATGCTAAATATATAAATGTTGCACCACTAGCATTTACATACGCCTCTGACCCTCTAACTTTGAATCCATTGCTCAAAAAGTCACGATTGTATGCAGCGTCAGAGGTTTCTTGATAAGCAAGGTTGGCAAATTTAAAACCATCCATTACGTTAATAGGGTTTCTATGGTCATCCATAATTTGCCAGTCAGCCGTACTGTCCGCTCTTTTCGTCATAACCCAAGCTGGTCTAAATCCTGTGTAAACAAAGGGCCCATCATCGGCTCCATTTCCTGTGAAGCTGCCGAACTTTGAGTAGCCTTCAACATTTGCAAAACAGTACGCTATCATGTTTTCTGATGGGCTTGCTGCTGAATTAACAGAAAATACTGAAGTTGTTGGAGCCGTTCCGTTCCACGGATATGACACACCTGTCTCACCTGATCCGTCACTGTTTAAGTATAAATAAGCCGATTCGCCTCTAGAAGAGTGGTAAACGAGCCACCCACCCGTGCTTCTGCTCTTTGCAATAATTAAATTTGGTGCGACACCTAAACCATGTGCAACGGTGGCTGCCGACCCAGTTCCAGTATAACTTATAATACTAAACCCCGCCGTTGTGTTGACCTGACCAGAACTGTCAATGGAACCAACGCTTGTCGCTGAAGCATCGTTGCTAAAGGCTGTTCCAGCCAGCCAGTTCCAAGCAACATAGGTATCAGAACCATCATTGACAGCATCATCGCCCGACGAACCAGAGGTAACAGAAAACCCATCAGTTACAAAGGCACTTAGGTAGCCCCCACCATTATTTGCGGTTTCAGCAGTGGTTCCTTCTGAAAACAAACTTTTGTTTGCGCCGCGAACCGTGTCATTTAGTAGATGGCTTGTTGCTAAGTTTCTACTTACGAGCCAGACCCAATCTGGATCGAAACCTACGCCCGTAATACTGCGACCATCGCTACCGTTACCAGTATATAGCACAGTGTTAAAATGATCACCAGCTTGGCTGCTTTGTCCGGGGCCAATTGTTATGTCTGCTAGATTAGATGTGCAAGGCGCAAGATAATCAGACAAACCTATAGTGTCATAAAACTTACCAATGCCGTTGCTATCACTTGCCGCTGCACTGCCTGATGTTTTAAGGCCAGAAAATGTATCGTCCTGACCAAAGTTCGCTATGTGAAAACAGTTTGATTCGGACGCTATTGCAAATCTAAACGGGCCAGTTACGCTAGTAAATGCTGCTGTGCCAGAGTTTTGCACAGTACCGTTTTTGCTGAAATATATATTACCGTTGTCTGCATCTATATAGACACCAATAACATCACCAGACCCATCTGCGGCTACTGAATAACTAGTTCCGTAAGATGTATAGGAGCCGTTGTTTACTTTACGTCCGTCAGAATAATATCCGTAAGTGTAACTGTCTTGCCCCATATATCGGTTTGCGCCGGGGTTTGTTGTACCTGCAATTACACCTACGCCAGTATTGCCCGTGTCTAATAAAAACTCAGCATACCATTTTCCACTATCAAAAGAGAAGCTACTATACGCCTGTGCAAAACTACTGCTTGTTCGTTCTGCTTTTAAGTTACCTTCAGAGTATGTAAGACCAGTGCCTGATATATCTAACGGATTAAAAGTAGCAAAGTTATTTGTTGGGCTGTCTGGCACGACATCTGTTGCGGCTAGGTTAGCAACAGTCCAGTCATTTGTATTTGCGCTTTCATCGTCACCAATTGCGCTTGAATCATCGAAAGGAAGATAAAAACCATTATCCCCATGTGAACCTGAATAGGCTTTTGGCACCCACACTCCGTCCTTAGTTTCGCCAAATGAACTTGGTGTTAACTGCTGACCATCAATATTGTGAAACTCAGCCATGTAGCCATCAAAGTTTAAACTATTGTTACTGGCACTTCTTGCACCAATCGCACATGATTTACCATTCGTATTCCAGTTTGAATTGCTGCTACTGCTGATGCTACTACGTTGGTCTGTAGCAAAAGATGTTTCTTCAGTGCCGTTAATATACAATCTCAGACGATGCGCTGCTGTGCCATTATCTTCATCGAAAGCGACGACTATGTGATAAAATGCTGAAAAATCCCTGAACAATCTGTTTGTTTGAATATAGTGACCCGCACCACCAGCGTTTATCTGAATGTAAAGAGTGTCATTGTAAAAAGCGCAAACAGTCCACGCCTCACTTTCTTCTGCAAATAAAGTGTGCCAATTACCCCCGTCTTGAGTAGCCCTTTTAACCCACATTGAAACAGTCCACGTGGTATCGTCTGTTGCTGCTGCACCCCAAGTTCTTGTTAGTCTAGGGTCATCATCATCATTAAAACGCAAAGACTGGTCAAGGGTGTGACTGAAAAACGAACCTAACGAACCCCCCGGTGCACCGGAGCCACCTAACCCACCATGATTGGATTTAATTAAACTCATTAAGTCAAGGCTCCAGATGCTGACACAGCTATCGTATTGTTGCCGCTTGCCGCGCTGCAATAGTAAGCAAGATGATATGTTCCAGCCGTTGCCAATGCTGTTAGGGCAGTAGCGTTGATTGCAACAGAGGCATGGGCTGATACGGTATGACCACCAGAGTTAATTAAAAACACATTGCCAGATTGCCCGGCGGCTGGATTTGTAAAGGTCAGAGTAAAGTCACCTGTTGGTGTGCATTGAAAGTCGTTGCCAACCTCAAGGTCAAAGCTACCATCGTTGTCGGTGGTGACATGTCCAAATGCTCTACCATCCACTTCAATATCATCGTTTATCTTGAATATGGTTGTGCCTGTGGCTATTGAGGCTACTGTAGCGTCTGCATCGTTTTTGATTGTTACATCTGTGCTAGAACCTTGTCCTGTTAGGATAAGTCCTTCAGCAGAAGTATAGCCTATAGCAGCGTTATCCCCAGCAGCAGTATCTGCACTAGGTTCAAACGTGGTTGCAGCCATCATTAAGTTACAAGTCAGGCTTGTATCAGCAGCATGTGTAAGTGTTACATCGCTATCTGCACCAAACTTGAGAACGGCACTGTCTGACAGCAACATAACATCATCGCCAAATACTGCATCCTTAACAACAGATAATCCACCATCAGTCTGTAGAGAGCCATCAGTTGTGCTTGTTGCTTCAGTCGCATCGTCTGTTTTTAGGATACCCCCAACGGTGGTTGCTCCTGATATGTCTACTGCGCCGTTAATGTCAATCAAAGTTGAGTTTAACTCAATCTCATCATCCGCGTTAATATCTAAATCACCATCAGCAGGTGAGCCAATGTTTATAGCGGAGTCGCGAAACTGAACTACCATCGCTGCATTGAGTAACAAACCCGTATCAGCAACGTGAGTGAGAGTCACATCTTGGTCGTTACCAAACTGAACAGTACCAGCGTCAGCAAGGAACAGGTCACTGAACTCAGCGGATGCAGTTCCAAGAGTTGCCCCGTCTGCACTAGCAGGTACAATGGATGTGCCTACAGTTGCTGTATTGATTACAGGGCTGGTAAGTGTTTTGTTTGTTAGTGTGTCTGCTGATACGAGAGAAACAAGGGTTGAGTCTGCTCCTGCAGGTAACATTAAAGTATTTGTTACAGAAGCAGAGTGGGGTTGTCCGTATACTTTTTGACCGTGTGAGTTTGATTCACAATTAAATACAATAGCACCTGAGTTGGTGTTTCCTCGCACAACTACTGTGCCTGTACCGTTGGGAGCCAAATCTATTGTGGCATTAGATGTAGTAACAATATCCGCACCGTTCATGTCTAGGTCGCCACCTAGTTGTGGGGATGTATCTTCAACTACATTGGCTATAGCACCTGAAGTAGCAAGTCCTGCAACTATAGTGCTTCTTTGAATTTTCTTTAATCCACCGCCCGACGTATCTACAGCAATAAACACATCGTCATTTGCTACAGTTGATATTTCAGATAAATCTCCTGCTGCTACGGAATTAAAATTTGTACCGTCAGCTACGAGTAGATTACCAGCGGTGTTGGTTCCCATCGTAATGTCATCACCAGATACAGTTAAATCACCGCTAATTTCCACGTTGCCGTTGATGTCGATTGTTGTGGCGTTAATTTCTATTTCTGTATCGGATACAAGGTCAAGCACACCATCGGCTGATTGATGAATGTAAGTGCCGCTGTCTCCAAACTGCAGTTGTCGAGTTGAGTTGAGAAGAATGCCTGTGTCAGCAACGTGCGTTAGTGTTGTGTCTTGGTCTGCGCCTAAGTTGATTACGGCTGCATCAGCAAGAAACAGGTCACTAAACTCTAAGGATGTGGTTCCTAAAGCTGCCCCATCTGCAGCATCCGGTACAAACGCTGTACCCGCTGATACTGTGCTGGCACCAACTATAGTTCCGCTAACATCTAGGTTACCGTTCACATCTATCGTAGTAGCAGCAATCTGTATTTCTGTATCTGCTACGAGGTCAAGCTGCCCGTCTGTGCTTGAATTGATGTAAAGTGCTGTGTCACGGAATTGTAGTTTTTCAGTTGTAGACATAAGTATATCGTCTGAGAACTGAAAGTAATCTTCATCTTCCATCCAAGTTAAAACACCGTCGCTAGTATTAGCGTTGAATGTCACAGATATATCAGTGTCCGCACCTGTTCCAAAAGTAACGGCGTTGGTAGCTAGTAGGGTTACTGGCCCACCTTCACCTGCTGTCCCATCGTGCGTGTGTCCGGTACTGGCTGCAAACGCTGCAAGTAGCTGGTCAAATTCGTCGTTGGTATCGGCAGCACTAATCGTATCGCCATCAGCATACGTAGACTGTCGTGTATAAGTCGCGCCCATTTACCTTCTCGCTCCCACCTGAAATTCTAATTGAAACCCTTTTAGGGTATAAGGGGCTGTAGCATTTGCCCCATCTTCTACTCGCAGTGCCACTGCAAATCCAGAACCCTCTACTGCTTTACGAACAATAGGTTGTGAAGGTCCACCATACACTGCACTGCCGTAAACCGACGTGCCGTACAAACCTGCAACATTCGTACTATCTAGCGGGTACGCAGCAGGTCTTGTAGAAGTGTTTGATTCATAGTCATACCGCACAAATAAGTCAGCGTCGATAGTTGATTCCGGTGCGTAGTTGATGTTTACACGTTGCATATGTTTGCGAACACCGGGGTCACCCATGTTTAAGTCTGGGCTTCTATACTTTGCACTTATTAAAGTACCATCGAATGTGTTGCCTTTTTCCTGCCTGTAGATGTACCCATCAAAACCCCCATGTACAACAATCACATCTCCAGACTCTAGCACTGTGTCAGCACAAGCAGGGCGAATACCCTTCATTGTAGAAAATTCAAACGCTTGCCCCTTCATAACAGCAATGGCACCTATTGTTGCAGTCTGGGTGCCCGTTGCTTTTGAAAAGAATATCCTGTATTGCGTCTTATCTGGTATAACCAAAGAAACGAACGCATCGGCATCGTCTAGGTTTTCTCTAAATAGTTGTTGCACGTTGGTGCTAATAGTGCCCAACTCAACGTCACCAATACGAGCAGTACCAGCAACTGTGCGGAGTCCGTCTGGACCCAAGAATACCAAGTCACCTGCAAATTCAAGAATACTAAAGCCGTTGATACAACCAATGTTTCTAGTGACAGGAACAATAGCAAAGTCACTCAAGCTGCTACCGCCCAACTTAAATATTCTGTTTTCACAAAAGATAAACAAGTTATCACGGAAAACCTTCAAACCAACGATAGTGTCGTCCACCTTGATGCTTCCGGCACCGTCACTGGCATTAAAGCCATCTTCGTCGAATGGCTCACTAAACACAACTTCCTGTGGTGTGCTTGACATACCGGAGTAGAACATATGGTTCTTAAAGGCAACTACGTGTTTTGCACCAGCTACAGAACTGTCACTTACGTCACTTGCTGTCAGCGCAGCGTTAAATATTGTAGGGGCATTAGCTTGGTCAACAACAATTATCTTATCGTTACCGTCAAAATTATACTTTTCAAAGTTGTATCGTGCAGCGTTAGTTCGTCCTGTATCCCTAGCTGTCCAAGTCTCTGATATAACATCTGTAACAGCTTGGTTAGCGGCTGTTGTACCGCCTGTTGCTCTTGTTACCCCTGTAAATGAGGTAGTTGTTTTACCTGTATACGTGAATATTTCAGAGTTTATCTGGATAGTTCCGCTGTTACTAAACCCTGCAGTATTGTCTACAGTTATAGTGCCAGCACCTGTCATTGCTGTACCGGATGCAATTTTTATAGATAGCTCCGTTGAAGCAGAACTAAATATCTTCTCACCCCTAGCTGCTAACACAAAACTATTAAACTTGGTGCTTAGTAAAACAGCTTCTGATGAGATGGTTGTTTCAGGAACAATTTGAAGAACGTAGGGTCTAAAACCTAGCAGTCGTTTGTATCCACCACCCACGTCTGGCTCAAAGTTTTCCAACTCAAGTGCCTGACCCGGTTGCATGATAAAGGTGGACCTGTTTAGCACAAGACCCCCCTCACAGTTGAACGATAACGGGGACACACCCTGAAGTTCTAAATCAGGCATATTACACTGCTCTCATATAATCTTTTCTGTTTAGTAGCTCGACTCGCATACGCTTCAAGCTATCTTCATATTCTTTTAGTGCGAACTGTGCTGTTTGTGTATCGGAACGGAACATGTACGTATAGTACTTTGCTCGTGATACTATGACAGGCTCAAACCGTGTGGGTATGATACTTGTATCTGTGGATGCAGACAAAGCAGTGTTCGTTACGTAATAATCAAACTCAAGAGTTCTATTGCTTGTATCCGGTATAGGTGTGAGTCCAATCTCATTGTTGTATGTTGTGTATACATATTCAGGATCACCAAATTTATTTACATCTGCCTTAGAATCTCGTTCCCTAAACCTCTCTGTGTATTCTTCAAACGAAAGGTACTTTAGCGGGACAGGGTTTAAGTTCTCACTAAGAGTTACAAGCTTTACAAATGCAGCACTTCCTGCAGCTTCTGTAAAACTAACGAAGTGCGTTGTTGCTGTCGCTGTAAAAGTTGTTTCTGTAAGTAAGACTTCGTTACCGCTTGCTATGGTCAGTGTGCTAGACTTTGTTTGTGCCCCACCTGCACCCGTTCCAACTTCAAGAGTTAAAGTGGCTCCGCTTGTTTGTGTTAGTATAGTATACGAACGTCCTACGATTAAATCTGATATTTCTTGAGTTGCTTCGGCATTTGTGAGCAAAAGTGTATTGCCAAATTTTGTACTTGCAGCAGGTGTGCCACTTACTGTTGTCCATCCTGCTATGCTTGAAGTGCCATCTACTTCGTATATGCCATTAGTAATGTAATTCTTTGGCTGCAGAAACATGTTGTCATAGTCTACATATTTTAACGTGGTTGCTATGGAAGCATGGCTGTAAAGAGATTTACCTGCAATTACATCTACAGAACCTTGTGCGTGAGTAAAAGGCCAGTTCAAATCAGAGTTAATTATATCGGCTATGGCACGGTTGACGTAGTCTTTTACAGTAGTCTGCACACCACGTGATGAAGCAAACGTAGCAGTAGTAAGTTCTACTTCGTTCATGTCCCGCAGAACTAAATTAGTTAATTGTAGGTACGTACTAGCCATCTGGTTTGCTGCCTTTTAACTTAAATCGTTTTATGCCACCCGGTAGATCTTTAACTCTTACAAGGGTATCCCTAGTGTAAACAACCCTACATGGTGTATGTCTTATTAATTGTTTAGGTCGAGTACCTGCCTGTGTTTTTTCCAAAACCAATTACCTATAGATGTAAAGGGCTTGCCGCAATACAACAAACCCCAACCAATATACTTAATCAAATAACGTTTGATACTTGTCATCTTCAAAGTTTTCCAAAGACTCCAGCTTACCGTTTGCTTCACTCCATTCCTTGAGAGCCTTATCAATTTCTGCAAGCAAGTCAGGGTGTTCGCCGATAGCTGCCGGATGAAAGAAGTAATTTTTAATAATATATTCCGCACTTTTCTTTTGTCCTTCGTACCTGTATTTTAAAGCTTCGATTGCAAGATTCTTCATTATAGTCCCCTTCAGACTAATTATATAATAAAAATGTAATTAAGTCAAGTTAATTAGGTAGAAAGAGAAGAACGAAGAGTAACGCTGCTACTGCAAAACCAACCACCAGACTAATTAAAACAGCGTTTTTTAAGCCTTCTATCATTTCTTCGTGAGCACGTTTTGCTTCTAGACGAGCTTTGCGTTCAGCTTCCTTTGCTTCTTTTATTCTCTTTGCTCGTTCGTCAACGATGCTCTGCCACGTACCCGGACCAAATCGTAGGTCAATCATTGTACGCATTTCTTGAATTTTTTCTTGGGCCAGCCTTGCATCTATTACATCCTGTGCAACAGACTTTATTCCAAACTGGTCACCAATACCTACACCAGCTTTTTTGGCTCTATTTTTTTGGAGTTGTTTTTCACCAGTTAAGAGATTGTCAATGTGTCCTGCAATCTCTCCAACGTCGTTCGCTGTCCCTATTGCAGACTTAATACCATCGACTGCGCTCTTTACAAGCGCGATACCCGCAAGGGTTTCTGCAATCATCCGTCAGCCTCGTTTGTTCGTTGTTGGTTTTCATGTTTTAAGCTGCAATGGAGGGGTTGGTTGCATTGGTCCCCATCCATTTACTCCACTCTGCATAATAGTGACGCATCCCAACCTCATCGTGTATTGTGTGGTTTTCGTGTCGTCCATGCAGGATGTTGCGAGGCTCCGTTCCCTGCCTCATGGTTGTTCCCTGTCCTGCTACGCCGATAAGGTCTTCGTGCAGGTTACGTCCGAACGGACCCCATATCGAATTGTGATGTTTGATACGGGTCTGTCTTTCTTCTGGTGTATCTTTCTTCAAGCCGTAGCCACGAAACTCAATAAGAACCTTGTCTGGACCTAACGGTGTTACGCTATCGCTACGGTATGCACTGCCACGTAAGTTAAAATTAAATCCGGGAAACAAGTCTACCATATACCATTGGTTAGGTGGAAGGTTAGGGAAACTAAGTTCTCCTCTGTCTTCAAAACCAGCGTACTCTTCGTAGTTAACTGTAAAACTACTGACGTTGACGTGTCCGTTATCAAATGCGATATTCTTTCTAGCAAAGTACTCATCATTAAACCCTGATACGCGATTAAAGTAGTGCATAAAGTCGTGGTAGAACTCAGAGTTTGTATCGTGCCACAACTTGTAGTTTGTATCGACTATTGCTTTGTGGTAATGAAAGACTTCCATCTCCTCAGTATCGATGGCGTCTGCAATACAATCAAACGCTCCAGCAGTCCACTCATCTACACTCATAGTTGGGTTAGTATTTAGAGTAGTCCAGACCATTCCCCCATGTTTTATTTCACATGGTAACTCTACCCACATACCAGAGTGGTAGGTCAGAGATAGGTCGTTACCTGCAGGGCGTAACACGTTGTCAGTCAAGAATGTCTTTACTTCATTATTTTCAAAACGTATAGCTACCACGTTGTGCAAGGCTATTTTTGTTGTTCTGAAATCCCCCAAGTGGGGTAGCTCGCTAGAGTGACACATAGGAACCCAGACTTTAGAAAATATATTTTCCTGTTCCTGTTCAAAAAGGCTGTGATCAGAATAGATCAATGAACTTATGTACTCTACTTTAGGCTGTTTAATCCAGTCCTTGTGATTACGTGGCGGCATTACCGTTTCAAACTTTCTACATCGACACAGAAACAAACATCGTTGGGATGCTCAAATCCATGTTCCGTTAAAGCCACATGGCATTTAGATATGGCAGTGTGCATAGATACCACTTTAGCTTCCATATCCCAGTTAGAATTTCCTGCTGCCAGTAGTATGCAGAACATAGCGGTTTTCATCTTGTTTCCGTAGTACGCATAGCACCGCGAGGTTGTATCTTGCCACCGTACATTTTTTGAGATCGGCGATAGTCTGCATAGGCTTTTTCCCCTGAAAAATAACTGGGCAATTCTATTCCTTTATCTTCATAAAACTCTTTTATTTGATCTATGTTATTGTTGTAATACTTTTTGTGCATACTATAGGGAGCATCAGAGGGAAAAGGTTTAGCTATACCTGTAGCCTCTTCCTTTTTCTTTTCTCTCTTTGTACTGACTTGAGATAATCCTGAACTATACATAGTTGCCATCTAAAATTCTCCCGCCTTCATAGCGTCTGAAAGTATACGTGATCGTCGTCCTACCTGCCGTGCCCAACGAGAATCCATCATCTCAAGACTTGCAGCTTCAAAATTATTTTCATGTATTGCGTTCCACATGTTTTTAAATTTACACAGTCTTGGTACACCCATGTTAAACGCCATATCCATCAAGATCAATTGCCTGACTGCATCTAAGTCCTCAACACATTTGTGAACAGCAACCAACTCCCGTTCAACTATAGCCATGTCGTTCATGGCAAGGTAACGAGCGTCAGCCTCTGTAATACCATGTTCGTATACTATATCCATACTGGGTATGTCAAGGTAATCCAGTTCTTCTTTGCTAATACCACGATCTTTTAGGTTTCGCCCAATACCAATAGTTTCAATACCCAAGCTATCCTTATAGACGTTAAGAACCATACCTTCGTGTTCGATTAGTTTATCTAAGAAGTGAGACGAGTTATACTTCATATACCAACGGCTCCTATTATCTTACAAGTATAGTCAACAGTTTTCCAAGAATCATCAGGGGGTATACTTTCGTGTATTGCTTTTATTTCCAAACACTCTGGCTCACCATCAAACCATTGAATTGTTTGGTTGTAGCATTCTCCGCTGGAAGTACAAGCTGTTAATACTAATGCCCAAATTATAGCTGTCATTTTATATTATCTTCTCTACTGTGAAGTCGTTTTGCTTGGGTCTGATGTGCGTTACCTTCATGATTCATCCATACCGCAAATGCACCTGTCATGGCCCCCGTGACTACACTCACTAGTGCCGCTTGTTGACTTGTCGGGTCGGGAAGAGTCATGAACCATTCCACTACTCTCCACGCTGACACCGACATCATTAACATCATTAAGCGCGGTAGTAACTTCCACGCCAGAACTCGTTCCATTACGCCTGTCACGATTTTTCCTTGCTTGCTCTTCTGTTGTTTGGTTGTACATATTCCACATCTGCACTGGGACTACCTCTTACCAAAGAATTTAGTAGCACTGCGTACACCAAAGCTGGCAGCAACAATAACACCAAGACTATACTGATACCACTCAGGCATTTCGTTGAGTCTGTCGAATCCATTTCGCACTACCTCTTCCATGCCGGGTACAAACGCTAGTATAAGAGGAATACTAAATAAAATGGTGAGCCACTCGTCTTTCCACGAGGATGCCGAAGCATCAGCCATCTTCAAGTCCCAGTCTATTTCACCCGTAGCTTTCTTTTGCATAACGACAGCCTCTGCTTCTGCTTTGGCTACCCGTGTCTTTGCTTGGGCTTTCTTCTCCTCAACTTTACCGTTTAACCAAGTACCAGCTAAATCTGCAATCGGTCCTATCAGTAAATTTAACATTTCCACCTCTTCCGTGCTTGACGCAAACGGCTATTTGGATTCTTTGCTGCTTTGGGAAACTTCTTCATCTGCCCAGCAGAACGAGCACAGAATGATTTGCGTCGTTTAGCTGCCTTGCTTCCCGGCTTTACCTTGCCTGTTACAGCAGTCTTGAGTTTGCTGCCGGGATTCTTTCTTCGATAAGCAGCAACACCAGCCTTAGTCATTCCCGCGCCAGACTTCGTTGAACGGAAGTTCTTTTTGTTACGGGCTGGCATGTTATCTGCTTTACGAGCCATTACTTTTTCCTAGCTGTCTGCGCTGCACGTTTGAAGTTGGCTTTGCTTGGCGCACCCCTACTTCCAGCTTTACGCATGGTTTCCCCACTGCCAGCTTTTATTCTGCGCTTTTTAGCAGCTATGTTGGCGTATAATCCGCGTCCAGCCATTAACGTTTTGCCTTACCGCCACGAGCCATACCCTTAGACTTCATCATCTTGCCACCACGAGCCATACCTTTGGACTTTTTCATCATGGCTTTACCACCACGAGCCATGCCCTTAGATTTTTTCATCATGGTCTTGCCGCCCTTTGCATAACCTTTCGACTTCATTTTGCCGCCTTTAGCCATGCCTTTAGCTTTCTTCGTGGCTTTACCACCTTTAGCCATAGCACCGACAAAACCTTGTTTCTTCTGTATGTCTGGGTTGCCGCCTTGTTTGGCTTTTCGTTGTACTTTTGCGCCACCAGTACGTTTAACAACTTCTTTTGCAAGTTTTCCCCTGCCATAAACTCCCGGTGCTTTATTCATTAAAGAATCTAGCTTTTTCTTTTTAGTTGCAGGAAGCATACTTCGTATTTCATTATATTCTTTTATCAAAGCCGGAGTAAGGGGCTTTTCATTTTTTATAGCGTTGTTAAGCTTTTCCATCAACGTCATCGTCTGTCTCCGCATATAGATTATCAAATACCCGTGCTGTATCTTCTACATAGTTCGGGTCTTGTTTAGAATGGTGAACCCACTGACTAGGAGTGAAGTCCGGTGGGCCATCGCCCGTTACAAACCAAGCAGGGTTCGTTACCCTTACTCTATTATTGGGCAGTGCAACTATGTTGCCTGTCCACTCACCAGCATCCATCAATTCTAGCACGTGGCTTTGTTTGTGTTGGGCTGGGTCGTCTGCTACTTCGGTATCTGTGTAGTCAATTGTGAAGTAGTATTTTGCTGGGTAGAACTCTCCGTCTATCTTAGCCAACCACGGGCAGGGAGTAGCTCTATTCAAAACAAACACCGAATGGTGGTGTGATTGACAATCCCACGGTTGAGCCAAGTAGGTTGGCATTGGTGTAGGCCACTCTTCAAAGGGTGTATCACCTACAAGGGCTGTCAAGGGCATTCGTGCCCACATAGCCCCACCGTGTACGTTTTCTTCTTCATCGTATCCGGTAAACATTACTTGGAATGATAGTGTCTTCATGGGCAGTGTGGTAACAGCTATTACCATTGCATGAAGAAACTCACCTTGATACCGATCAAAATTGGTGGTATATTCTCTGCGTACCCAAGCTTTGAAGTATGGTACGTTACTTGTAATATAATTCATAAAGCATCTCCTTTGATGCCATTATGCCTTATACGTTGCTTTTCGTCCACTACTTCTTTTTCTCCCTGATGCTGTAACAGACCACTTAACTGATTTTGGTCCTGTCTTTTTAGCTGCTTCTTTCTTGCTTATGCGACCAGCTACTTTGGCTGGTCTGCAAGCAGGGTATGGACGTTTACCTTTTTCTTTACCAGAGCGACCACATTTCTTGCCAGTCTTTACATCTCGCCAATCTTCCTTGAACCATTTTGTAAGACCGCCCTGTGGTTTTGCCATTAGTAAGTGCCGCCCCGTTTCTTGTAAGTTCTAACTAACCAAGCATTTGCATATGCACTAGGATACACATCGAACTTGCGTTTAGCCTCTGCCTTGACCCGCGAGTACAATGCAGGGTTCTTTGGCTTTGGGCTTCCAGAACTTTTCTTTTTTGGTGTAACTTTTTTTCTAGGTGCCATCACTTACCCCAATGTTTAGCTAAATAATTCTGTACCAACGTTGACTTGAGAGCCATCGGGCTTTCTTCTTTCAAAAAGCTTGCGTTTATTTCAAACAGGTTTCTTAGTATGTAGCTTTGTTCGTAAGAAACGTTGCTGGACATCCAACCTATGATTGCCTTACGCGAACCTTTTGTTATTGGCTTTACGCCGTGAGGGTATATAATTGGAAATATAAGTAGTTGTCCTTTTCCGATTGTGTAGCTTATTTCACCTACATCGTTGTTTAGAACAAACTCCCCGCCCTCATACTCGTCACTAAGACC